TAGGTGAGCCTACTATAGATCAGATTAACTCTATACTTAAACTAAACCTAAGTCCAAAGGAGATACGTGCAGCTGAACAGATAGAAGAAGTTGCTAGCCTAGGTTATTTAAACAAAGGATACTCTAATCCCAATGCTTTTGATAATATAGTAAATGAGATTAGTTTAAATCCTAAGTATAGTCTTATCCAAAGTGAAGTGTTGGTTAGAGACGGTAAGTATTACTTATCCGTAAAACCTGCTATATCAGGAAAGACTTTCCGACCAATAAGTAAAGAATACTTACGCCAGGTTAAGTTCCCTGGTATGATTGTTAACAACGTAGAGAACTTCTCTAACGCTACTCTTAATGAGTTGCTAGATAACCTTATCAAGAACAAAGAGTTGCAGCCTTTCCAACATAAGATGGTATCAAGGTTGCGTGATTTAATGAAAGTTAATCCCACTCTTGAGTTAGCTGTATTTGATGAGGCAGACAATGACGGGGATTATCAAAGATCGTTTTACGACCCCAAGTCTAATACTATTTACATTGCAAAGAGTATTGCTTCTAACTTTGATACTCAAAGATTTGCCCAAGAGTTAATTCACGAGGCAGTCCATGCTTACACTATATCTGCTTTGACTAATCCTACTACAGTAGAGGAAGTAAAGTTTAGGCAAGAGATGGAGCAGTACATGACGGAGTACACTAAGAACTATCCTAAACTACAACACGGATATGGTTTTAAGAACGTAGAAGAATTTGTATCGGAGTATTTGTCTAACCCTTATTTCAGAGAAGAACTACAAGATGCTGAAGCAACTGCTAAAGACAAAGGATTTATCAGTAGGGTTGTAGGGGCTATCAAAAGATTCTTAAAGCAGAGATTAAACTTGGGGGAGACACTTTTTAACAAAGTAGACCAAACTATTGAGGAGTACTTTGATTACTTAGAAACTCTAGAAGATATGCCTGACTTACCAGGTGAACACGAACTTAGATTTAGTCAGCCTTACAATAGTAATCAGTCTAGTAGAAACACACCCGAGATTAGTAAGTTTAAACAATACGTAGACTCTACTATTAATAGTTCTAGTTGGAAACAACTAACCCAAAGCTTGAGTGAGATTGACCCTCGTTTTGCTTCCATAGAAAAAATAAAAGAGAAGTTTGGTAATATCTCCTCCAACTCTCTATCTGATGCAATTAACTCTTCTATTGACTACCTAGGTAGTTTAGAGGACTTGCTTAACCGCATTCAAAAAGATGTAATTCTTTACGAAAATAACTTAGACCAGTATAGTACCCAAGACTTAGTAAGTGCATTTAACCATGCAATGAATATTGGTTCATTCATGGTGGATCAAATGGTTGCTTACGAAAACTTATTACTACCTGAACTTATCGACACCTCTACTAAAACAGATGTAGAAAGAACTCCGTATAGTAGAGAAGAGTTTAGGGAAGAAAGAAGAAAGCAAGTAGAGAATTTTGATGCAGTTTCTACTGAGTTAAAGCAAAGGGTTATTGACCTCAAAGACAACGCAAATAAGTTAATATCTGCAGGGCAGAGAGCTATCCTATCTCCTGTAGCTTCAGAGTTAGAAAGTGTGTTCTTAGAAATTTCAAACAAACTAAAAGACCCTGATAGTGAACTGAATCAACAAATTGCCGAGAAAGAAGAACAACTAGCACAGGCTCAAGCAAGAAACCAACCTAAACGAGCAGCTGACTTAACTAAAGACTTAAAAGAACTATACACATTTAGGTCTTGGATTCCTACTAAGAAGAACATTGAAACGCTTCTTAGAGACGGAATGAAGGAAGAATACAAAGGAGCCAATTCGTTTACAATATACTTAGGTATAGCTAATATGAGTGGAAGTCCTTTAGTTCAAGTAGTAAAACAATATCTAGATGTACACCTTACAGAAGCTGGTAATAAGAGTAAGGAATACACTCAAAGAGCAACTGAGTTAAACGAAAAAATAATACAACGAAATAAAAATCAAGGTATTCGTTGGACTCTTAGTTTAGATAACTTTAATAAGAACTTAACTAGAGTTGTTGACATGGTTTACTATGATAATTCTACAGGAGTGCGTAGGGTAGTAAAACAACTTGCTTACAACACCCAGTTTAAAGAAGCTGAATTTAGAAATGACTTACAAGAGTTAACTAGAAACCTAGAGAAAGCAAACGAGAATGGAGTAGAAGCAGAGATATTAGATGCAGAACAAAAACTACAAAAATTCTTAGATACTTATGCCGTACGTCCTTATAAAGACGAGTACTACGAAGCTGAGGAATTACTGATAGATGAAGCTAGAGAGGCACGTCAAACTATCCTAGAGGAGTTAGAAGACATTCAAGCAATCTTTAGTGATGACGAAGCTACTGAAGAGGAAAGACAGTATCGTGTTGACTTGAAAAGAAAGTATGAAAGATTAGGTTCTATTTTCAATGAAGACGGTACAGAGAAACCTAAAGGAAGTAAGGAAAGGAATATAGCAGATTCTATTATTGCCTATAAGAATAAAAGAAAGTCTTTGGATGCTATTGAGTTTGTTATTCCAGACAAAATTAGAATTCGTTTTGATATTGAAAAAGAGTCACGGAAGAAAGCTGTAAACGATTTAGATGTTAAGAAGCAACGATTAGTCACAGAAATAGCAGACGGTCAGTCAGTAGGAACAGATGTAAGTGCTAAAGAAACAGAGTTAGAACAAGTTAATCAGCAATTAGAACTTGCCCAAACTGAGTTAAAAAAGTGGTTAGATACAAACACTCGTACTGAAATTGATCCCGAGTTCTTTGAATTACAAAGAAGTATTGCCGATAAAATCAAAGCTATTTTTCTTAAGTATGGAGAAGATCCTTTACTAAGTGAGGCGTATGATGAGTTGTTTAATGCTGTAAAAGGTTATAGAGACCAAGACGGTATAATCCGTGGAAATGATATTCAAGAAGGATTAGGACAAACCATTAAAGCTATTGAGCAAAAGATTGAAGATTTAAAAAGTGAGGCCGAAGAAAGTAGAGAGTTAACTGAGGAGGATAAAGCACTGCTGAAAAAACACTTTGCTGACTTAAGTGCAATCCAAGTTAAAAAGAAGACTGAATATTATAATCAAGTAGTTAAAGAAATATCTGATGTTGTTAGGACTGAAATTTATTCAGATCCTGAACAAGTAAAAGCTATGGATGAGTTAGCAGAAAAGTTAACTGACGAGTATATTGAATCTGGGGGTTATACCGAAGATCCTCTTTTAGAAATAGACGAAGACTTACCTTTACTTGATCATCCTTCAGATTTTGGTAATGCACAACATAGAATTAATATATTAGATGCTTTTCGTACTAGAATAGAGACAGTAAGAATACAGAATGGAGTAAAACAAACTGATTGGTATAAAGCAAATCACATAACAATTACCAAGAGTTATGTAGATAAGAAAACAGGGGGCAAGATAACCAAAGTGTATGAAAGACCAATTTACATTTGGAATCGCACCGTACCTACTAATATCAACTACATAAAGCAGGAAAACCCCAACTTTGATTGGTCAGTGCCTAGAGTAAGAGAAGAGTTAAAGAATAAAGACTACAACTTCTTAGGCTTCAAAGGGACTGCTCGTCCACGTAAAACAGATGACAACAGATACACCAACGAAGCTTATGGTAAGCTACAGTCAGAGGATCAAGACATTATTGATGATATGGTTGAGTTGTATGAGGACATACAAAGAAACTTACCAGTATCACAAAGACTCGAAGGATACGTAGTACCTAATAAAACAAAAGGAACTAGAGAAGAGGTAATAGATTTATTTGGGAGAACTAAATATAGTTTTAATAGTATTGTAGATGGTTTTAAGATATTCTTTAATCGTTCGGTTACAGGAGAAGAACTAGAAGAAGATGAAACCTCAAACTTATTAGATGTAAATAAGAACGCAATTCTTAAAAATTCAGGAAGAAAACTGCAATTAATTAAAACTAGGTTTAAAGAACCTCTGAATGTAAATCAAGTATCTCATCTACTTACTACAAGTTTAGCTCAATATGGTGTATATGCCTCTGATTTTGCTGGCTTAAAGAAAGCCATGCCTGCTATCTTTGCTGCAAGGGATGCTGCATCTAAAGCAAATATACCTGTAGAAGACTTAGAATGGATTGATCTTGAAATCAGTAGATTTTTCTACGGTGGAGAGACTCAGTATCAATTAGCTGGTAAGAATGAGCTTCTTAAGGTTATTGCTACACTCAATAATAAGTTGTTTAGATTCACCCAAAAAAGAGTACTTTTAGCTAACTTCTTACGTTTACCTAAAAACTTATTTAATAACTTTCTTAAGATTGTATTAAGTAAGAATAGGTATGGTTTAACTAGAAGAGAGTTGTGGGCTGCTTGGTGGAAAGGTCTTAGAAAGAGAAGTGCCTTACTATCCTTAGAACAGGGATCTAGAAAATATGATGTATATGCACTTAAGTTAATGCACTTTAGGGCTATGCCTACTGCTGACCCTACTAAAATGGCAAATAACATCGAGCAAGGATTCTTATATAAGTTTTTGAATTTAGATAACTATAGCACTCAAATCTTTGGTTATATGGAAATGGCTTCTACTCTTCCAATCTATGAAGCACTTATGGCCCGTATGACAGTACCAATGGTTATAAATGGCCAGCAAACTACAATTAAGTTAGATGATGCTTATGAAGTGATAGGTGGAATTCTTGTGCCTAAGGATGGAGTATTTGGTTTAGAGCAAAATAAAATGCGTGCTTTGCTTGAAGAACGTAAAAACTTAATTGATACATACTTAGTTAAGGCAGCAGTAAGAAAAGCAAAAGATTTAACTACTCAACAACAGAGAGAACTTAATGCCCTCATAGCTTCAGTTAATGTTAAGATTGCTTCTTTAGAAAAACTCAACGCAGTTAAGAGGGAGAAGCTACGTTCGGTAGAACAAGTATTGAGAGACCAGATACATGAAATGTATACCAGTACTCAAGGTAACTATTATCCTCGTTCACGTTCTGGATACGAAAGAATCTTATGGGCTAATATAGTAATGTCTATGAGAAGATGGACGTACCCTTTACTTCAAACTTCTTATGGAACAAAAAGAATGTCTTTATACACAGGAAAGGTAGAGGAAGGTTTCTACAGGACAGGAGGCAAATCTCTAGTTCGTAAGATGAGATACTTAGCAAGTGGAGAAAGAAAAAGTATAGGAACAACACAATTCGATAAAGAGAAACACGAAAGAATATTTAGGGATAATATTAATCTTATGGGACTACATGCACTTGCGTGGGCCACTACTAAGTTAGCATTAGCTGCAGGAGGTGATGATGATGATTGGTTGATTCACTTACTTGCTATGATAAGCTTTACTACTTATGAGGAATATGCTGGTACGCATCCTGTTGCAGCGCCTGCTAATTACACATATAAAGTAGTTTTTAGAAAACCATTATCTAAAGGACCTGAAGAAGGTATTGTAGAATCTGCTGCTAAAGGTGTTGCTTATACTATATTGGGTTCGCAAGTAGCAAGTTACGATGCTTTGTTTGATGCTTTATTTGACTACAAAGCTTTAACTGACCCTATGTCTCCGTATTACGAACAAAGAAGGGGAGGTTATGGAGGCAAGTCAGAATATACTCCTAAAGCTACAGAAGGTTTGCCTAGAATTCTTGCTTTAGGAATGAAGGTCTATGGAGTAGAGCAAGGATTAAAACCTTTTGTTGATTCTAGAAGAGCCTTGGAGACTAGACTTAAACTAACACCAATGTTAGGTATGCAAGATCCTTTGGGAGATTACTTACAGGTTCAGAAGAAACTTACTAACTTATCTAGACAGATGCTAGAAAGAGGTCCTGAAGATCTTGATTATGTAATTAAAGGAGAGTACAGTAAAATTAAAACTCCAAGTAAAGAAGAACTCATCACTCAGTTAAGTGAGTGGATAGACTTGCAGAATGAAAAAGAAACAATGGAGATGTACAACCCTACTATTAGAATGATGAAACGGGAACAAGAGTTAAGTGCGGCAGAGGGTACGCAAGACAAAGCTTTAATAGAAAGTTTAGCTAAAAGGACAGGAAAACCTGTATATGAAGCAGCTAAAGATCCTTGGACTGTATACTATAAAGAAGTGTTTAAAGTTTATAACGAAGCAAGAAGACAAAAAATAGATTCTGTATTGCTCTCACCAGATGACCAGTACCAGAATCCCTAAGAAAAATCTTGACAAAACTAGAATTAAAAGTAACTTTGTAATACGAGCCACAAGGCTGGGATAAAACCGATATACTATGAGCGTAAATGCAGAACAACTATTTAACGAGCAGTCTAAAAAGTTAAGACAGATTGCCGCAAGTACAGGTCTAATGGCAGGAGCTGGAGGCTTTGTACGTTACACAACAGGAACTGTAAACGATGTACAGTTTACTGCAATTGTACCACAAGAAGACACAGTCTTTACTTCATTTAAAGTTAATGGAGTAGAACGCTTAACTGTTAATGGTATGAGTGGAGTTACCTTTAAGCAAGGAGCATATCTTTCAGGTGGAGGAATCATCACTGGATTTGCTATCTCTTCAGGCAGTGTAATTGCATATAAGTAATGATTGGAATTGGTATTAATACCACACTTCGTGCAATGGGTGGCGGGGGTGCTCCATTCGTGGGTTTGTTGGATACTTACCCAAACGCTGCGGCTGCTTATTCAGTTAGAAAATTAAGAAGTGCATATACGGGATCGGCGATTCGTGTGCGTAGGTCATCCGATAATGCAGAACAAAACATTGGATTCACCGCATTGGGCAACCTTGACACAACTGCATTAACTTCTTTTTGTAGTGGTACAAATGGATTTGTAACTACTTGGTACGACCAAAGTGGTAATATTAATAATATTATACAATCAACCGCAGTAAATCAACCGCAAATAGTTAGTAGTGGTAATTTGTTATTACAAAACACAAACCCAACAATTCAGTTTGATGGTGTTAATGATAATTTAGGTACAACCTTTAATACACAACCTACATTCCCTATAACTTTAATAACAATAAATAAAACATCAGGTTTAACAGATGCAGGTATAGTTGGTTTTGGAAGTAATGGTGCTTCTCGAGAAGAATTTTGGCAAGAAGTTACAACTTTGGGTAAATTAAAATTTGGTTGTTATGCAGATGATCTAGCAAGTGGATTTCCGACTGGTTCATTTGCAAATACTTATTTGTTATATAGTTTAATTATTACAAGTACTTTTGTTCAAAATGGATTTGGTAATGGAACATCAGTTGGTACATATAATGGGGGTGGTCAATATGTAGGTAATAGATCGTTTAACATAGGTAAAGGTCGACAAGATGTTTTAGGAAAATTTATAAATGGTAATATACAAGAAGTAATAATATACCCATCAGACCAAACCACCACCCGCACAGGCATCGAATCAAACATCAACACATTCTATCAAATATACTAATCTATGACAATAACAGGCTACAAATACACTACCGAACAGGAAGCAATCACCGCTCGTGAGTTGTGTGATGCTTACTACGGTATTCCTGTAACGCCCGATGACGTTACACAGAATTGGGTGGATTATCAGTTTGCAGAATTGAACACACCACAATTTTGGTATATTGTTTTTGATGAATCACTCACGCCAATTCTTGGAACACCGATTGAGTTTGAAGTTGTAACACCACCATTCCCTGCATAATGAAAACATCAGTACTACTATACTCAAGTACAACTCTTCTAGCTTTCTTAGGAACTTACTTCCTTAATCTAGGAGCAGATAATGCTGAACAGTACTTAGCTGTAGTTGCTGTTGTGTTTATAGATGGATTCTTTGGGGTATGGGCAGGAACTAAGATGGAAGGCTTTAAGACGCATAAAGCTCTTAGCGTGCTTAAGACTTTAATGGTGTGGGTATTTATGCTTACAGGTATCTTGATGATTGAGAAGGGCTTT